CCAATGCTTATCAAACCCATTGTTTTGCATGGCTCGTATGACACACGCGTCATATGAATACTTACCATAACTATCTTCATAGTCATCTTCATCATCATATGGGTAATCATCCTCGTGATACCACACACCATCACCATCATGGAATTGATAGTTGTCATTGATACAGCCTTCGCATACATACTCATCACCATCTACATAGGTCTGATCTTCTGTATATGATACATTAGAACAGCTATCACATGATGAAATATCGTACTCACTCATGTCACTAGATATCAAATGATGTTGTACCTGATAACACGCGTCATGGTTGTGCATTTTGTAACCTAGGTGTCGCATACGATTCCATATCCAAACACCCATGCCGTCTACTTTTTCTAGTAGAAATGGGAGGTCATCATTGCGTTCAAATAAAGTACCAAGATACTCTTCCAAATGATCGTGATCCCAATCAACTATTTTTCTTACTGTTCGTTTTCGTACTGCCTTCCATATATCATAGTAGCTAGGGCTACCTGTGATATTTAATGAATACTTTTCCGATCTCATAAATCGAAGTAGTGTATTCGTATTGCGTGGTGTAGTCGTATCAGTTGTCATATTAGTACCTCACTATATGTTAGTTAATAAAATTATTATAGCAATCAAATAAGTAATTGCAATAAGCCATTGTGTCGCATTGGAATAAGTCTTTTCCAAATCAACCTGTTTATTGAATATCATCTTTCGATATCCCATGCCACATGAAGTACACCCTGACACCATGTCAAACATTCGGCAGGTGTCAACCTTGAAGTCACATCATGCGATCCATTATTAGATCGTATCCTATATGGATATGTATATGCTGAACTATGATCTACTTCATAATCCTTGTTATATATTTCGTTTATCTTAGCAATCAGTTGCTCTATCTTTTTTCTTTTACTCATTTAATATACCTCATTTAATTCTACTGTGTCTACACTTATGCTATCATTACCACCATGCGTTGATGGATATACCAGCATTACATTCTCTTTTTTAAGTATAGCATTAAATCTGCTATAAGTTAAAGCTAACATTGGTTTATCTTTTCTAAAGTGATATGGTGTGTCCATAAACTTTTGTACAGTTTCCCAACAGGCTTTTACATTTCCATAAACATATGGTCGTGGGAAATCACCACCATATACTACATATAAATATTTCTTACTCATACTCGATACCCCCTTATAAATATCTTGCTTACTTCTTCTAACATACCCTCGTACATTACCCCTGACAGTCTTTGATTTGGATCAGCTACTTCTTCATCAATAAGCCTACTAATGAAATCGTATTGATCTTGAGTCAAAGTCACATCAAATTCTTGCTCGTGTGTCGTGTCGTATTTAGTCATCATTTGTTCAGTCATAGTTAACCCCTTTTTTGATCTGTTAATAGTGTAGCAGACTGATAGATCAAGTCAATCTGCTATAGTGTCGCAGTCTTTCTGTGCCTCGCTTTCTCTTAAGCTCTTAGTCTACTTCAGGTAAAGATTTACCTAGTTTGTATAGTAATATTGGATCATGCGCTCTTTCTTCACCATGCAATCCCTCAATCATGTTGTCCTCATACATTTCTAGTGTTATAAATTTCGCAAGTCTTTTTATTTCTTTTTCAGTTAGCATTACATTTATTTCTTTTTCAGTCATAGTTTTTTACCCCTTTTTTATTAACCTTTTATCCTCGAGTACATGATATAAGTCTATTATTGCCCTCAAGTTTTTGTCATAGTCAGTTGCTTCATCATCCTTTACGAGATCAATGAGAACTCTTTTAGTTATCGATTTAGATAACCGATCTATATACGATAGTATATCTTCATTCATAGTTTACCTCCAAACCTTTTCTTCTTTATCTTCGAGCAGTTGTTGCAATTCATATATAGCTGACTCATACCCACAAAACTTACCAAAGTAATGCTTTTTTATGTTTATATTTTCTTCAGCCTTATATCTTTCTTTCTGTCTTTCTAATCTTTCGAATAGTTCTTGCATTATTTCTTTCATAGTTTTTACCTCTTTTTGTTAATCTGTTTTTAGTGTAGCAAATTGATTTGTTAAGTCAATCGGCATTTTGTCACATCCCCTTATATGCTAGGTTGTACCAATATTCAGCAGTTCTGCCTTGCTCATCTACATAGTCTGCAACTTTTTGTCTTATTTCTGCAACGCTTCTGCAATATGCGTCCTCTTTACCTAGTGATCCGAATTGCCATTTCTGACCATGCTCATATCCTCTTTTAATCTTGCCGTTCAAGTCAGTATATAAAGTTCTATCTGCCATTTTGTCCCTTTCGTTTTATTGTTCTTTCAGTATAGCAACATCTTTCTAGTATTCAAGAAAAATCTTGGTGGTGCGTCAAATATGTACAATTTGATATTTGTAGTATATTTGGTCTTAATTAGATAATAATAAAAGGTTATTAGTTTATAACTAAGTAGTTATTTATTGGTTATCTTTAATTCTCATTCATTAAAACATAGGTTGATCCGATTAGCAAATGGTCAGAGTGTCGCAGTTGCAAAGTCATATTATATATAAAGTAGTTGTTCTATATATCGAACTTTATTCGGTGTAATACCTGTCAATATGGTATATTGTCGCACCCCTGTGACATAAGGTCGCACCTTTTTCAAGGCGTTGTGACCCCTACGATTTTCACGCATCTTTATTTCTGATCTGATTGTACCACCAATCGGTGATTAGTCAATCGGCATATTGTCGCAGACCATCTGATAAGGGGTGTGACCCCTTATCGCATAGTCTCCTGTGCTATATTGTCGCAGGCTTCGGGTAGGTTAGCCACATTTTGCCAACCTTGTTGATCTGATACAGGTGCGACTTTTTGGTTCGCTTACTGTGTGTGGCAATCTGCCTCATCATCTCTGTTCTAGTTCTGCTTGATAGTCTAAATACTTTTTTTTCCATTTTGTTCTCCTTGTTTAACTGCTTTTATTAAATCAGAAATAAACTTTAATACCATAGGACAGAGTGACGCAGGTAAAATGGCGATATATGGGAGCATATACTAAACTTAGCCATGGCTAAACTTTTTAGACTCGGCTACATAATAATTAAAAATCTAAATTTGATACCCCTATATCTGACAGAATATCTTAAACTAGCTTACGGGGTCTTGACATTAGGCTACCCACCCCCAAAAATCCGTGTCGCCCACACATACATAATGCATCAGAAAAAATTTTAGCAAAATTTCAGACTTTTTTTTATTGACAGCTAGAGACACTAGGATTTCGCGTGCCCCTTTCTTTATGATAATGATTTAGTCGAGGGAGCACATCGAGTGAGGGCGATGTTTTAAAGCTCCCTCTTTTACAGGAGACTCGCGTGAAACGAGTTATGTGAATGGTACCATGTCAGCCCTTGCTAATTCAAGGGTTAATGTGTTATAATTTTTTTATGGCAAAGAACGAAAAAGGGTTGACAGACCGCCAGGAAATTTTCTGTGCTGAGTTTATTAAAGACTTGAATGCGATAGCTGCGGCTAAGCGTGCGGGTTATGGTAAGCTATCGGCCGAACGAAATGCGTACAAATTTCTTAAGCACGAAGCAATCCGTAAAAGAATAGAAGAACTAAAAGAAACATCCTTCAAACGTGCGGCAATTGACGCAGATGATATCTTGAGACGCTTAGTGAGAATTGCGGATCGAACAGAACAAGAAGGAGATTTCAATGCGGCCATTCGTAGCTTAGAGCTATTGGGTAAACACAAAGCATTGTGGACTGAGAAGACCGTCAATGAAACTACAATCATGAATGCATTTGCATCAGGCAACTCTGATGAAGATATCGAACGTGATGTGGAGCGCCTAAAAAGAATTGCAACGCCAAAACTTAAAATTGTATCAGGAGAAACAAAATGATTTTAACACCCAACCTAGAACCATATACAGGCGACGAACCCATAGATATTTATTCACAACTAATATTATGGGGCGGTCTTGGATATATCAAGTCAGAGTAAACTAGCAGATAGAGATGCCGCCACAAGGCTGGCAGTCAAGCAGGCGCGAGATGATTTACTATCATTCGTGATGCTTATGAATCCTTCATTCAATGTGGGACCGCATCATCGTTTGCTTTGTGATCAACTCATGGGACTCGAGAGAGGTGAAACCGATAGGCTTATGGTCTTCGTTTCTCCTCGTTCATCTAAGTCATTAATCACTTCAACGTATTTCCCCGCTTGGGCGCTAGGTCGTAATCCTTATTGGCAAGAGATAGCAGTATCTCACTCCGATGACCTAGCTACTAAGTTCGGTAGAACGATTAGAGATATTATTAATACTACAGCGTTCGCAACAATCTTCCCTAAAGTAAAAATTCGTAAAGATAATAGAGCGGCAAACTCCTGGGCGCTAGAGACAGAAGGAAAAGTAGCAGGAAGTTTCTTAGCTGCTGGTTCTGGATCTGGTATAGCAGGTTTTGGTGCCCACCTCGCGGTCATTGATGACCCTATATCAGAACAAGATGCGTTCTCTAAGACAAGACGAGAGCAATTAAACGACTGGTACGCTTCAGGTTTGCGTACAAGGCTTATGCCTGGTGGTAAAGTTGTGATTGTTATGACAAGATGGCACGAGAATGACCTGGCGGGGCACCTATTGAAGCAACAAGACGCGTCACCCCTGGCAGATAAGTGGAATGTGGTGCGGATTCCTGCGCTAAATACGTCTGAATCTGCAGATCAACTAAAAAATGCACGCAAAGCTTTGATTAATCAGGGCTATCTAGAAAAAACCTACCCAAAACCAAAGATTGGCGAGTCATTTTGGCCTGCACCCGACAGACCTGCAGGGTTTTGTTGGACAACAGAGGATATTGTGCGTACAAAAAACAATACTCCCCCATTTAAGTTTGATGCTCTCTACTTACAGGCACCATCATCGGAATCTGGTGGCATAATCCAAGTAGATTACTGGCAGGACTGGTCAAGTGAAGACCCACCCGAGTGTGATTTTATTATTCAGTCATGGGATACTGCATTTTCTACAAGAACTACAGCAGATTACTCTGTTGTAACTACATGGGGCATATTTAAAAAAGATGACATTAGTTTAGCCAACATGGTTCTACTAGGAATGGAGAAAGGCCGTTGGGATTTTCCAACACTGCGAGAAAAAGCAGTAGAAAAATATATTAAGCACAGCCCTGACTCTATAGTAATTGAAAAGAAAGCTTCAGGTCAATCATTAATACAAGATTTAAGATTAGCTGGTTTACCTATACAGGAATATCAACCAGATAGGGACAAAGTTTCTAGAGCGTACGCAGTTAGTTCTTTATTCCATAACTCAAGAATTTATGCACCACTAAGTAAGGTATGGGCTA